CGTTTAATCAAACAGTTATTAAAAATGGTAGAATTGTCAGGGTGAGAAAAGATGGTTCCGTAAAGGCCGATCTCGGCCCCTACAAGACAGAACAAACAAAGGGTAAGAAATGAAAGAAGTTTTATACACAACCTTAACTGGCACTGTAGTTGGTGCAATATTTAGTATTCTTAAGCTACCAATTCCAGCACCTCCTGTATTCGCAGGGCTGATGGGAATAGTTGGTCTTTGGATTGGCTTCGGAATAGTTCAGAGGTTCATCTAATGGAAATGTTTTTCCTTTGCGGGATTGCAGTAGGATTTTTAATTGGTTACCCTATGGGTTTGTTTATAGATAAATTAGATAAGAGGATAAAAAATGGCGGAAGATAAAAATACATTAGAGCTAATAAGTTCAATAACAGAGTTTAACGATCTGCATGAGTATATGGGAGACGATCAGTTAGACAGAGCCCTTGCAATTGTTGTGAAGTTACTTATGAATCCAGATGTCCCTTCTGCTAAAGCACCCTATTTAATTATAGAATTGCAAGCAATGTCTACTAAGTTTTCTATGATGGCTTCATACTATTCAACTATTGCTAAAGACAAAGCTGGCACAGAAAACAATAACAAAAAAAATATTTATTATTCAGCAAAGGAGTCCATAGACAAACTTGTAGATGCACTTAAGTATGTCGTTAGGTATAATTCATAATGGGTAGAGATATTGTAAAGAATCTTAAATTTAAAAAGCATACGGGCAAGTTTTTTGACCCAGAAAAGTTTGCCTCTCTATTAGATGAGTCTTATCGTAATACCAAACGTGCTGATGGAGAGATGACAAAGAAGTCATTTAGTCCTAGTTCTTTGGGATACGGCCATGGTAATTGCCCTAGATATTGGTATATGGCTTTTAGCGGTGCAATGTTTATTGACGATAATGATGCTGTAGCAGTTGCTAACATGGCTCAAGGAACCCAGGCTCACGAAAGATTGCAAAAACTTATTGCAACTATGCCAGAGTTTAGAACAGAAGAAGAAGAGATTATTAATGAGTACCCTCCAGTTCGTGGATTCATTGACTTAATTATGGAATACGATGGTGAGAAAGTAATTGGTGAGATTAAGACGGCTAAGCAAGAAGTATGGGATGCCCGTCAGTCAGAAATGAAACCCACAGCCAATCACCTTCTTCAGCTATTGACGTATATGAAATTAAAAAATGCTAAAGAAGGATTCTTTTTATACGAAAATAAAAATACACAAGAGTTGATTGTTATTCCAATTTCTATGAATGAAAAAAATACTAAGATCATAGAAGATACTTTTACTTGGATGTGTGAGGTATGGGATAACTTTAAAGACGGAGATCTTCCTATGCGCCCAGCAGGATCTTCTAAGTCTAAACTTCCATGCACTTACTGCCCAGTTAAAAAAGAATGTTATTCTGGTTTAACGGGAACAGTACAAATAGAAATGCTAGAAGTGCCCAAGCTGTGATATGTTCTAATAAAGAATGCGCTATAGAATTTGAGCCTAAAACACATAATCAAAAATATCATAACGACGAATGTTGCAGAGTGGCAACAAATAGAAGAATTATGGAAAAGTATTATGAAAAAAAAGCAATTAGACAAGGCGCTGCTCGTGGGTGCAAAAGATGTGGGCATCAACTAAGTAGATATAATGAAACTTCTTTGTGCGCTTCTTGCCAAAAAAAGATAGATATGACTAAAAGATCTAACATATTGGAGAGGCTAAATGAAATTAGCTGACCTTATAAAGACTAAAGCCAACAGAGTTTTAGGGATAGACGCTTCTACAAACTCTATTGCGTTTTGTTTAATGGAAAACAATATACCTTTAAAGTGGGGTAAAGTCGATCTTGTTGGGGCAGACATCTACGAAAAAATATATGATGCTAAGGTTAAGATGCATGCGATGCTTGATGAATTAAAGAGCGATTACATTGCAGTAGAGGGTGCAATACTTGTTAGGTCTCCTGATGCTGTAATAAAATTATCTTATGTTTATGGGGTAGTTATTGCTGAGCTTATGTCAACTGGTTCTAGCGTAATTACAATATCCCCAAGTTCTTGGCAGGCATACATAGGTAATAAGAATCCAACAAAGGATGAGAAGGCGGGAATAAGAGCAAAAAATCCAGGGTATGCAGACTCTTGGTATAAAACTCAACTACGTAATATGCGTAAACAAAGAACAGTAGATTATTTTAACAACAAGTATGGAATTAAGTTAGATGATTTTGACGTAGCAGATTCATTTGGAATTGCTCATTATGCTAATAAGGTATTAACTGAACGATGATGTGTGAGCATGTATATACAAATATAGGACCTGGCCTATGCCCTAAATGTGGATTAGAATCAAATACGTTGGACTGGAAAAAACAAAATGAAATGATGAAGCAGTGGCATATAGATAACCCTAATGCAGAATATAGAGGGTGGTTTTCAATATGAAACTGTATCAAAGTCAAACATGGATATACAGAAGGTACGTGGTACAAAAGAAAACAGTGACTGAAATTGCTGATGAATGCAAAGTTTCTGCTATGACTATACAGAGATCTCTAGACAAGTTTGGATTAATTAAAAAAAGATGAGTATACCAGTACTAATAGTTCCAATATTAAATAGATACGATCTACTAGACTCCATGCTAGAATCAATTAATTATCCAGTTGACAATATATTGATTATAGATAATGGCGGAGAATTTAAAACACAGAAAGAAAATGTTAAAGTTCTTAACATGCCAGCAAATTTAGGACTGTCTGCTGCGTGGAACCTAGGCATAAAATGCTACCCTGATTCTAAATATTGGCTATTTGCTTCCGCAGACACTATTTGGGGAGAGACAGCCTTACAAGAAATAGATATTGTCAGCGGACCAAATAAACTAATACTTACAAATGATGCTTACGGATGCTTCTCTGTTGGTGAGAATGTAATAGAGCAGGTGGGTCTGTTCGATGAATATTTCTATCCTATCTACTTTGAGGACAATGATTTTCATGAAAGAGTTGCAAGATTCTGTCCTGAAAACACAATAACTTCAACATCAATACAGGCTGCACCAGAGTCTGGAAGTCAAACAATTAATAGTGATGATAAGCTTAAGAATAGAAACCATGAAACGTTTTTAAATAACCAAGAATATTATGAGTATAAAAGAAATGGCAACTTTGAAAATCCAAAGCCTTGGTCATTATCTAGAAGAAGGGAACAGGAATGGCTACGATAGGAGTATTGCCAGCTTCAGGTAAAGCATCTAGAATCGGAGGAATACCTAAGTTCTGCTTGCCTATATCAGACGAAAGATCATTACTTCAATGGCATGTAGAGCAAATGTTAGATGTATGTGATGAGGTTAGAATTTCTACACGATCAGAATGGGTTCCTATAATTCAAAATATGGACATGAATGTTAAAATAATGGTTCGTGAACCTTCAACTATGTCAGATGCAGTTAAGTATATGGTTGGAGATTACAATGATACCGTGCTTGTGGGAATGCCAGACACATTTATTTTAAATGCCCCAAGTAATATCTACAAGCCTTTATTTAAAGAAGATACTGCTGATCTTGTTTTAGGAATTTGGGAATGCGGAGAAACACTAAAGGGCCGTGTCGGGCAAGTTTTAGTATCCCACGATAAAGTAATTGATTCAGAAGATAAGGTAGATAATTGTGATTATCCAGATATGTGGGGCACTATGCTATTTCGCAAGAATATGATAAGATACATAGATACAACACTAGATCATCCAGGGAAACAATTAAAGGAATGGATATCTAGAGGTTCTAATATTAAGGCGGTAAGACCAGGCGGACAGTATATGGATATTGGAACGCTAAGAGGACTTAAACAATTGTATAAGGAGATGGAATGAAATTAAAACCAGTGTTTGAAGATGTATCAAATTTTAATTGTGATGATCTATATTTAAAATCAGTCGGTGCACCAGCTGGTAATAAGATTTGGTCAGCATGCCATGAAATTGCACACATGTTAATTGAAAAGAATATCTCATATGGAAACTCTGCTTTAGAGCCTGCAAGAATATTTTCAACGGCGGATTCAACAGAACAATTAAAGGTTCGAATTGATGATAAGCTAAATAGAGTAAAGAATAACCAAGGATACGCTGGAGATAATGATATTGATGATTTAATTGGATATTTAATACTATATAAAATAGCAAGATTAGGTTGATTTTTTAGTCGACTAGGAGTATACTCTAATATATGTCTGATATAGAATTAACCCATCATTTTGACCGCATGAATACTGTGGTTTCAGAATTGCTTAAAGGTAATAACCCCACCCAGATTGCCGCCATTACGGGCTTTAAGAGAGCCGAAGTAGTTGAGTTGGTAGACGAGTGGAAGAATGTTGCTCACAACGACACAGCGGCCCGTGACAGGGCTAAAGAGGCTATCTCTGGAGCAGACCGTCACTACGCAATGCTTATTAAAGAAGCGTGGAAGACCGTAGAAGATGCCGATACTCAAGGACAATTAAATGTTAAAGCCACGGCTTTAAAGCTTATTGCAGATATTGAAGGAAAAAGAATTGGCATGCTACAAGAAGTTGGACTCCTTGACAATGCAGAGTTAGCAACACAGATTGCAGATACAGAAAGAAAACAAGACATACTAGTAAAGATATTAAAAGAAGTTACGGCTACCTGCCCTAAATGTAAAATGGAGGTTGCAAAGCGCCTTTCTCAAATAACTGGAATAGTAGAGCCTGTTATTATTGATGCGGAGGTTACAAGTGGATCTTAATTTTGATGATCTAATTGACATACTAGATGGTGAAGAGTTTGATGAACGTCCAGTAGACCTAAGAACATTTGTTACAAGCCCAGACTATTTGGGACTACCAGAGTTATCAGAGTATCAATATACTTTAATTGAAAAAAGTTCTCAGGTGTATAAAGAGTCCACTCTTATCAAGTTATTTGGCGAAGAAGAAGGCTCAAGAATGTTTAAGCAAACTGCTAACGAAGTAGTTGCTCAATTAGGCAAAGGGTCTGGCAAAGATTACTGCTCTACAATATCAGTAGCCTATATAGTATATTTACTATTGTGTTTAAAGGATCCAGCAAATTATTATGGCAAGCCCCCAGGTGACTCAATTGATATTATCAATATTGCTATTAACGCACAGCAGGCCAACAATGTTTTCTTTAAAGGATTTAGAA